GCCCGTGTTTTCAAGCGGGACCACACATCGGTCATGCACGGCCTGCGGCAGCGGGCCTACTTCTTAAACGGGGGGAACAACAAGGCGCTCGTCTATCGGTTCCGGGGTGAGTATCTGAAAAACGCACAACCGATGGAGCGCGCATGACGGAACGCCCCGATACCTGGATGCCGATGTACTGGGCCGACTACTTCGCCGACACGGGCGAGCTGTCGGTGATCGAGCATGGCGCCTATCTGTTGCTGATCGGTCACTACTGGCGCAAGGGCGCGCTGCCTGACGACGACGAGCGGCTGGCCCGCATTGCCCGATGCACGCCAGCGGAGTGGCGGCGCGTCCGCCCCGCCGTCGCCGGCTTCTTCACCGTCGCCGATGGGACCTGGACGCATGGCAGGATTGAGCGGGAGTGGGAGCGGGCCGCCAACATCACCGCCAAGAGAGCGGCAGCGGGGAGGGCATCGGCCGAGCAACGGAAGGGGCAACAAAAGACTCAGCAAACGGGCAACACATGTTCAACACATGTTGGAGAAGTGTTGCAACAAAACGCCAGACCTTCACCTTCACCTTCACATTCTCATCCTTCGGATGAGAGGGAGAGCGCGTCGCCGTTGGCGCCGCCACCCGCCCCCCCGAAGGCGAAAGGCACTCGTTTGCCGAGCGATTGGGAGCTTCCTCCCGACTGGCGAACCTGGGCAACCGACGAGCTTTTGCCGCTCGGATGCGGCCTTGGGCCGACGCTGGCATGGGTTGACCGCGCTGCCCTGCGTTTCCGCGACCACTGGCTCGCGAAAACCGGGAAGGACGGCGCGAAAGCCGACTGGCAGGCGACGTGGCGCAACTGGGTCCGACGCGACATCGACGAGGGCCGGGTACCCCGTGGCACCGAGCCAGCCGAGCCCGCTGCCAATCGCGAGCTACCGCCCGAGGAATGCTACCGCGAGGCGACGCCTGACGAGCAGGAGCTTGCCCGCCGGCTGCGAAAATTCTGCGGGCGCCAGGTCACTGACGCCCAGGTGGCCGAGTGGCGAAGGCTCGAACAGACGAGGGCCGCATGAGCACCATCATCCCGATCGACAAGGGCATCCCCTGTCCGCCGTGGCGGGTCAAGGCGAAGGGCAAGAAGCTCGGCCCTCGCAAGATCCGGCAATGGTCGCGGATGGAGGTCGGCGATAGCTTCTTCGAGCCATGCAAGGCCGCCGAAGCGCATCGCCTTCGCACCAGCGTCTCGGCCGGCGCCTCCGCTGCTGGCGCGCGTCTCGGCCGTCGCTTCGAGACCCGCATCGTCCCCGGCGGCGTGCGCTGCTGGCGAACTAAATAGTCTGTTGTCGTCACGCCCCGGCAGGTCGCCATCCCAGGGTATCTTGCGGCAAACCACTATATCCGTGGGGTGCCGTGTTCTCTCTCCCGACCAGATCCCGGCCGCACAATCTCGCCCGCTTCATCGAGGCGTATCGCGAGACCGAGGCATCGCATCCCGTGTGGCTGCGCCTCGACGACTGCGACCCGAGCCTCGCCGACTACGACGCCATCCCGCTCCCCGATCACTGGCTCAAGACCGTAGGCCCCCGTCTTCCGAACCGCTGCAACGGCGCGGTCGCGGAGATGTTCAACCTCTTCCCTGCCGAGCCCGTCTACGGCCTTCTCGCCGACGACCTGATCCCCCGCACGAAGCACTGGGACCGAAAGCTCATCGAGGCGGCCGGCGACTCCCGCCTTGCCTACGGTGACGACGGCTTCATGGGCGAGGGCCTTGCCACTCATCCGGTGATCGGCGGCGAGCTTGCCCGCGCGATCGGCTGGCTCGTCCTCCCCGGCGTGCTGCACAGCTTCGTCGATACCGCCCTCTTCACCATCGCCCTCCGCTCCAAGCGCCTCGTCTACCTTCCCGACGTGAAGGTCGAGCACATGCACCCGCTCGCCAACAAGGCCATCGAGGATGAGGTCTACCGCTTCCGCGAGACCTACGTCCCGGACCAGGCGGTTTTCTACAAGTGGCAGGGCACCGAGCTTCGCCCCATCGTCGACCGGGTGAGGGCGCGGTTCGAGCAGAAGGCCGCGGCTTAATCGTGTCGGACGCTCAAGAGGATGTGGCGAATAAACCACAGCGCCAGAACGGGGGGCGTCCTCCTGCCCGCAAGTGCCTGACCGACGCGCTTCGCATCGCCGTCAATGAGCCGGCCGAGGGGGGCGAGAAGAAGGTCCGCCTGATCGCCAACAAGCTCGTAGAGAAGGCGCTTTCCGGGGACCTGGAGGCCACCAAGATCGTCTTCGACCGCCTGGAGGGCAAGGCGCCGCAGCCGGTGGTGGGCGAGGAAGACAGCCCCATCGTCCATGCCCTGAAGGTCCGCTTTGTCTGAGCTTGAGGCACAGATCCCGAAGGCGTTCCGCGAGCTGTTCCAGCCGGCGCGGTACAAGGCTTATCACGGAGGCCGAGGCTCTGCGAAGTCGCACAGCTTCGCGACGGCCCTGATCATCATGGCGATGCAGCGGAAGATGCGCATCGTCTGCGCCCGCGAAATCCAGAAGTCGATCCGCGAGAGCGTCAAGGAACTGATCGAGAGCAAGATCCACGATCTAGGCTTTGCCGACGCATTCGAGTGTCTGGACTTCGAGACACGCTGCAAGGCGACGGGGTCGGTGTTCCTCTATATCGGCATGTGGCGCAACCCCACGGCGGTCAAGTCGCTCGAAGGCGCCGATATCTTCTGGGGCGAGGAGGCCGCGGCATTCAGCGCCAAGAGCCTCAAGATCATCCGCCCGACCGTCCGCGCGCCCGGCTCGGAACTGTGGTTCTCGTGGAACCCGGAATACGACCACGACCCCATCGAGAAGCTGTTCCGTGGAAAGGACGGCCCTCCGCCGGGATCGATCGTCCGCGAGGTCAGCTATCGGGACAATCCCTTCTTCGACCAGACCGAACTCCGTAAGGACATGGAGTACGACTACGAGCACGACCCGGACGGGGCCGAGCACGTCTGGGGCGGCGCCTACGTCAAGGCGGTCGAGGGCGCCTACTACGCCAAGCAGATCCGCAAGGCCCGCGAGGACGGGCGTATCGGTGTCGTCCAGCCCGATCCGCTCATGTCGAAGCGGGTGTTCTGGGACATTGGCGGCCCCGGCAAGAAGTCCGACGCTATGGCCCTGTGGGTCGCGCAGTTCGTCGACAGCGAGATCCGCGTGCTGTCGTACCTGGAGGGGCAGGGGCAGACGCTCGGCTACTACGTCAACGAGCTTCGCAACCGAGACTGCGGCTCCGCCCTGATGGTGCTGCCGCACGACGCGGCGCAGACCCACGCTGACAACCCGACCGGCCTGGACTTCGAGGCGCAGCTTCGGAACGCCAACTTCAAGACCCAGGTGGTTCGCAACCAGGGGGCCGGCGCCGCGATGCAGCGCATCGACGCGACCCGCAAGCTGTTCCCCCGCATCTGGATCAACGAGGACGAGTGCCGGGACGGCCTGAAGGCGCTTGGTCACTACCACGAGCGCCGGGATGAGGAGCGCAACGCCGGCCTCGGCCCCGAGCACGACTGGTCGAGCCACGGCGCCGACGCGTTCGGGCTGATGTGCGTGGCCTACGAGCCGCCGTCGAACAGCTGGTCCGCCCCGGTCAAGTACCGCGACACGAGGGCTTACATATGACCTTCGCCGAGCGCGAGCAGATCGCCGCTGCTACCGAGAACTGCCGCAAGCTGGCGGAAGCCGTGGCGGCTCTCACCAAGCGCGTGAACGACCTGGAGGACGCGGCGACGAGGCCGGCACCGGTGCTGAAGGCGGGACAGTTCGCCGGTACGGCAATCATCACTCGGTCGGGGACCGCAGCCTGACATGCCTAAGATGTCCAACGACACCCTGAAAGCCGTTGTTGCCGGCGAGGTCCGCCGCTCCATCGGCTACATGGGCGGGACCATCGCCAACGAGCGGATGAAGGCCCTCGACTACTACCTCGGCCGTCCGTTCGGGAACGAGATCGAAGGCCGGTCCTCCGTCGTCTCGACCGACGTGTGCGACGTGATCGAGAGCATCCTGCCGTCGCTGCTCAAGATCTTCACCTCGGGCGACACCGTGGTGAAATTCGAGCCGCAGGGGCCGGAGGACGAAGAGGTAGCCCAGCAGGCGACCGATTACTGCAACTGGATCTTCAACCGCGACAATCCCGGCTTCACGATCCTGTACGACTGGATGAAGGACGCCCTTCTTCAGAAGATGGGCGTGGTCAAGATCTGGTGGGACGAGCGCGAGGACGAGTCCGAAGAGACCTACGAGAACCTGACCGACGACGAGCTGCAGCAGCTTCTCGCGGACGAGGAAGTCGAGCCCATCGAGCACACGGCAAGGCCAGACCCCATGGCGCCGTTGATGGGCATGATGGACCCGGGGGTGATGCCCCCGGTAGCGCCGGGGCAGCCTATGGCCCCCGCTGGCGCGCCCCCGCCTGCGGCTCCGTCCCTTCCGGGTGCCCAGGCGGGGATGCCCCCCATGGGCCACAACGGCGGCCCCCCGCCGATGCTTCACGATGTCAAGGTGAAGCGCGTCAAGAAGATCGGCCGCGTCAAGCTCGCCGCCGTTCCCCCGGAAGAGTTCCTGCTATCGCCGGGCACGCGCGACAACGAGTCCTGCATCCTGATGGCGCACCGCCGCCGCACCACGCGCTCGGCCCTGATCGAGGAAGGATTCGACAAGAAGCTGGTCGACGCCATCCCGGCCTACGACATCACGGAAGACACGGGCGAGTCCGCGGCGCGGTGGGCCGACCAGGAGATGTGGAACCAGGCCGGCGACGGGCTGGACCCCTCGGCCGACTACGTCTGGCGCACCGAATGCTACATGCAGGTGGACTACGACGGGGACGGCAAGACCGAACTCCGCAAGATCACCGTTGCCGGGGCGGGGGATGGCGGCGAAATCCTCGAGAACGAGCCCATCGAGCAGCGCCCGTTCTTCTTCCTCTCCCCGGTTCGCACGCCGCACGTCCTGATCGGCCGCTCCATCGCGGATCTGGTCATGGATATTCAGCTTATCCAGTCGACGCTGCTTCGCGGCGGCCTCGACAATATGTACAACGTCAACTCGCCGCAGACCGCCATCGTTGATGGTCAGGTCAATCTCGACGACCTGCTGACCCGCCGGGCCGGGGGCGTGATCCGCACCAAGTCGCTCGATGCTCTCAAGCCGCTGACGACGCCGAACGTGCTGCCGGCGACGCTCCAGGCGCTTGAGTATATGAACAGCGTCCGCGAGACCCGCACGGGCGTGACCCGTTACAACCAGGGCCTTGAGGCGGACAGCCTCAACAAGACCGCCTCGGGCGTGAACCAGATCATGAACGCGGCGATGCAGCGGATCGAGCTGATCGCGCGCATCTTCGCCGAAACGGGGGTCAAGGATCTATTCCGGGGCATGCTCCGGCTCGTGTCGAAGCACCAGCAGAAGGCC